ACCGGCTCATTCAACTTAGCGGTCAATCGAAACTTCACCAACCAACAAGGAGAGCGTGAGGCCGACTTCATCAATTGTGTCATCTGGCGAAAGGCAGCGGAGAACCTAGCCAATTGGACTCGCAAGGGTTCACTCATTGCTATCGACGGAAGATTACAGACTAGATCATACGAGAACAGGAACGGTCAGAAAGTATATGTTACAGAAGTAGTCGTCAACAACTTTGACCTGTTAGAGTCCAAGGAGACAACGAATAACAGAGCAGCACAACAATATAGCCAGCAACAGCAAGGCCAAGGTCAGGCTCAATCGTATAATCAAGGTAATTATAACACTCAAGGACACAACAGCATGCAGGCTAGTTTTGGGTCCGATGCGTCATTCATGAATGAAGGTCATCCAATCGATGTCTCAGAAGATGACTTGCCATTCTAAACAAAGGGGTGAGTGGATTGTACGAATGGTTGAATACCTACACGCTAATGAAGAAGCGAATAGGCTACCTTGAGTTTGATCTAGAACAAAGCGAAGCAGAGTTGGACCGTTGGATATCCGGCGACCTGGTAAACGTAAGATTGACCAAGGGTTCTATCGCTTGCGGATTAGAACGGCGCATCGAAGAAATCAAAACCGAGCTGGACTATATGAAATCCAAAATGGACAAGCTTATTGAGTTGATTGAGCAGTTTGACGATGTGGAGAGCAAGCTGCTAAAGATGAAGTACATCGATGGCATGACGCTAGAGTCAATTGCAGAGGAACTAGGGTACTCACACGGGCATATCCGTAGATTACATGCAACACAATACGGACCATCCGCTTCATCGATTCGTTGATTTAACGTGTAACGTGATACGAAATTGGGAAATGTAACATTTATGTTATCACATAGATGGTACAGACTCTATTGATTATCCGTGATATGATAATAGCATAAAAGATTGCACACATTGAGTCACCGGATACGGTGGCTCTTTTTGTGCTGAGAAAGGAGAGCCAAATGAATTACGTCGAGCCGATTAGAAGTCTGGACGATATCGAGTTAATGTCGTCATACCTAAAAGACTGGAACAAGCGAAACTACATCCTGTTCATCGTCGGAATCAACACAGGCCTCCGAATATCTGACATCGTAGAGTTGAGAGTCCACGACATCCGTGGGTGGTATATCGTCAAGCGCGAACGCAAGACAAAGAAGGTCCAGAAGATTCGGATGAACGTCAAGTTCAAAAAAGAGCTCATGGACTACGTCAAAGACATGAAGCCAAACGACTATCTGTTTAAGAGTCGCAACGGAAAGAACAAGCACATCACAACGCAGATGGGCTACCTGATTGTGAAGACAGCTGCTGAAGATTGCGGTATCGAGAATGTCGGTAGCCACAGCATGCGCAAGACATTCGGTTATCATCACTACCGCAAGCACAAGGACTTGGCGTTATTGATGGACCAGTTCAACCACGCAAGCGTGGCAATAACCAAGCGATACATTGGCCTGAACCAGGACCGAAAAGACCAAACCTTGGCCAACTTCTCTCTTGGTATCTTATGAATTCGATATATTGAGTCAGTTGTAAATTCATTTTTCGAAACGCTTAGAAAGCTGATTCTGATGCAGAGTTCGAGAGATGGGCCAATTATATACAATATACGTTGAGGATAATTCAGAGGGGTGGTCGATGTCATGACGTGGTCAATATCCTAACAGAATTGCCACAGGAGAAGAGATAGAGCATTGGTCGATATGTTATTAGGGTATGAGTCAAAGCGTCTCATACGTGAGTTATTTAAGCGACAGGAGATGAAGAAGATGACATGGGATGAAATGAAACTCAATGGCGGCGAACTGATTTGGATTAGCTTCGTCAACAACGAACGGCGAGTCGGTCGATTCATTCGATACACGAACGAAGAGAAGACCTCGATGCTGGTCGAACTGGAAGAGAGTTATGGCGGTGGACAGATAGACGTGCAGAAGAACGAAGTCTTCGCTTTGTTTGAAGTATGAAGACCTCAAAGCCATTCTATAAGTCCAAATCCTGGCTAAGGAAACGAGAGAGGATATTAAGGCGTGATGGTTACATGTGCCAAGAGTCGCGACGGTTCGGCCGGACTAAACCTGCAGAAATGATTCATCACATCTATCCGCTCGAAGAGTATCCTGAGCTAGCGCTGGAGGATTGGAACCTAATCAGCCTAGCTAACAATGTGCACAACACATTCCACGATCGCAACTCAAACAAGATAATCGGTCGTGGATTGTATTGGCAAAAAAAATTTAGAAGCGAGTTCGAAAAATTTTTCGGAGCCCCCCCCCACCTAAGCAAAAATGAAACGGTGTTTGGGGCACCGGGGAGGGGGAGCTTTTTCCCCCTCGGAAGGGGCCTGAGCTGGAAACTTCCGAAAAGTCGGACTGATTGGAAAGGAGTGGTGCTTTTGGCACGACCAGAAACTGAGAAGTCAATCTTTAATAAAACGAAGAATAACATGGAGTCACTTGGCGTCTACCGCAAGGAATTCGACCCATTGATTGAAATCTATGCCAGCATGATGGTCCAGTACAAAGCTTATGCCAAGATGCACGCAGATGAGGAGTTCAACGCGACAGAAGTTACGACCAACAGTAAAGGAGTCGTAAGCGAGAAGAAATCTCCGCTAGTGCAGACGCTAGAAACGTTGCGCAAGGATATCCTATCCTACTCTGATCGTTTGTGCTTGAATCCTAAAGCATTAACAGATGACAAGCTCAAGACCAATAAGGCTAAGCCAGTTGGACTTGATGCTTTTGTATCTCAGGCATTAGGTGATGGCAGTGGCTAAGACTGACTCACAACATTTCAAAGTAGCGTTAGAGTATGCAAAGGATGTCGTTAGCGGCAAAACCTATGCAGGCAAACGGCGCAAACAAGCCTGTCAACGTTTCTTGGATGACCTAGATTCAGGGAAGTGGGAATTCAAGCATGAGCAGTTCAACTTCATCATCGACGTTATCGAGGGGACCGTGGTCCACAAGAAAGGCGAGTCATTGGAAGGTGTCCCATTAGCTGGAACACCTTTCAAGTGTCAACGATGGCAGAAATTTGTCATCGTCAATCTGTTTGGCTTCTTCCATCCATGCACTCGATTGCGGCGATTTACTGAGATGCTCTTGATGCTTCCTCGGAAGAACGGCAAAACACCATTCGCCTGCGCCTTGGCCCATGCTATGGCATTGTTAGAGAACAGGAGTGGGGCCACCTGCTACATCATCGCAAACAGCCTCAAGCAGACCAAGGAAAGCTATGAGTTCCTAAAGTTTAACTACGAGCGGTACAACGACCCTGTAATCCGTATCCGGGACAACAACAACGAGCGAAGCATTACACGCAAGTTTTCGAACGGAAGCATGGAAGTTCATGCCTTGGCAGCTAAAGAGGATAACCTTGACTCGTTCAACGGCAACATCCTTATCTTGGACGAAGTCCATGGCTTCAAGAATGCCAAGCGCTACACCTTGATGAAGAATGCTCAGAAGGCATTCCGTAACAAGTTGCTGATGGCTATTACCACAGCCGGCGACCTACCAAACGGTTTCCTTGCTAACCGCGTCAAGTATTGCGACAAGGTGCTTAACGGCACCATCGAGGACGATGGCTATTTCATCTTCATCTGCGACGCAGACACAGATGACAACGGCGATGTTGATTACACGAGCGAGAAAGCCATCGCTCAAGCAAATCCATCAATCGGTGTGACTGTGGACCTTGCAGATTTGATGCGCGACGCACAGTTAGCCCTCAATGATCCACAGACGCGGAATGAGTTCCTTAACAAGTCATTGAACTTGTTCACCAACTCAATGAAAGCCTACTTCGACATCAACGACTTTACCACATCCGACGAGTCCTACAACTGGACTATGGAAGAGTTGGCCAAGCTGCCAATCAATTGGTATGGCGGTGCTGACCTTTCCAAGCTCCATGACTTAACGGCCGGAGCTTTAGTTGGGAACTATCAAGGTGTCGATATCGTTATCACGCACGCCTTCTTCCCATTAGCTGCCGCTCATAAGAAAGCTAATGACGACGGTATTCCGTTGTTTGGTTGGAAAGAAGATGGTTGGCTGACGATGAGTAATACCAAGACGGTGCTACATGACGATATCGTCAACTGGTTCTTAACCATGAAGAAGAAGGGCTTCAAGATTAAGCAAGTCGGGTTCGACCGCAAGTTCGGCCGAGAGTTCTTCAAGAAAATG